TAACGGTGTCGTTTGCATCGGGGTTTGCCGTAAAGGTTAAAGTACCTTCCGCTTTAACGCCTGCCGTTACACGGGATTTTAAAATATATCCCGTTTCTCTGTGAGGGCTGTCGTCTGCGTATTCGCCGACAACACCCAAAGCAAGTTGTTTGTTTACTGTTGTCTGAAAAGTCATTCTGCGCCTCTTTCTATTTCAAGTAATTTTTCATAAATTCGCTTTTTTCTGCTTTTGCGAATACTGCGTTATCTTTCGCAACGGTTACATAAGTTTTTTTAAACTTATCCGCAGCCTTCAAATAACCTTCTAAACCTTTTAATGACGGTTTTAAATCAAGTTTGTCGCAAGCGTATTTTACGACTTGTTCCAACGTCATTGATTTATAATTTACGTTGTCGCCGATTATGGGGCTGATACGAGATATAACGCTGTCTCTTTTTGCGAAGTATTTAACGGCTTCGTCCATTGATAAGCCTTCGGGTTTATCTTCTTTTTTCTCTTCTTCTTTTTCGACAACAACTTCTTCTTCGTCTTTGCCGCATTCGTCGTTTGCGCCTGATTCTGACGGGTTATAAGCGAGTTCTTCCGCTTTTTTAAGAACAGTTCTTAAAACTTCTTCGTCGACTTTGTCTTTAAGAATGCCGCCGATTTCGTCGATAAGTTTTCTCTTGTCTTCGTCGCCGTCAACAGTCGGTGCTTCTTCTTTGTCGATTACTTCTTCTTCTTTTTTCTCGGTGATTTCTTCCTCACCGCCGCCGAGGAGTTCGTCTTTGATTTCCTCTTTGATTTCTTCTTTCAAATCTTCCATTGAATTAGTCTCCTTTATATCTAAAGCATCATAAGTTATATTATTATCCGTAACCCTGCACTCCGAGCCCATTCTGCCCTCCTCGACCAGTGCGATATGGTTAAAGCGGATGTCTCGCTGTATCGCATCGTAGGGTTGCCCGTTATATATGCCGGGTGTAAGTTCATATCTGCATCGGTAACCGAGCGATAAATCTCTTTTATCGTTCTCGATTTCTCTTTTTACTCGCTCCGTGTAAGCGACCAGGTCGTTTGTTATAAGCGGTAATTTGACTTTTACGTTTGTCAGTGTCGTGCCTTCAATGCCCTTATCTTCGGCGGGTGTGAATCCCTCACCGAGCATTGTATGATCGTTAACAAACGGGATTTTTTCTAAACTTTTAAGTGTTTCGGGGTCGGTTAATTCCTCTTCCGGTCTTAATACGTTATAAACCTTTTTGGGTTCAAGTTCGGGGGAAATAGTGCGCCCGAGATACGGAAAAACTCCAACCTTTGTCATCGGCACGTCGTAATAAGTAACATAACCGTTTATATCAACGTCTTTTTTGTCTTGTGTAATAGTCATTTAATCCTCAAAATCTAATACCGCCTGCATTACGCACCTGCAATACGGCTCTTGTGCCGGATAAATATATGCGGGTTTTTTGCCTGCCTGGTTCGGCGCACCCGTCGCAATATCGAACACGCCGCCGTTTAAACCTTCGGGGTAGTCCTTCATGTGATACTCTCTCGGCTCTCTGCTGCCTCCCGAGTGCATCCATTTAAACTTTTTAATGCCCGCTTCTTCGAAGTTCCGCAGATTTATTGCGGTATATGCTTTTCGGGTTTGGTCTTGCGCAATTAAATCCGCTCTGCGTTTTGATTTTGCCCCGAAAGTTAATATCTCTTCGGACAATTCTTTTAAGCCCGTGCCGCTCTCGATAGAACGGGCAACCGCACCCGTAATTTGTTTAAAATACTCGTCGGAAATTGATTTTATAAGCGAGACGTTTTCAAATATTAACGCTTTCATAACTTCCGACTTTTTGGGGGATATTGCCGAACCGACAAGCGCAAAACCGCTCGCCTTATCGCCGACCATATCTTTTAACGCTCTGTTTATTTGCGAATTAGAATATCGATTTGTTTTCTTTAAAAGTTGCTCGACAAGTGCTTTCGCTTTTTTTGTAAATTTGTCGCCGTATTTATCTCTTAAAGCGTTTAGCGCAATTCGCACTTGCGACGATATACTTTCGTCTTGTGCGATTTCGACTTGATAATCAAGCCGTCTGTATATGCCGATTAATTCCTTTTCGCATTCTTTTGTCATTGATTTAACGAGCTTTTTCAGCTCTTTAACGTACCAAGACATTATCCCCGCATTAACATTCATGCGGCTTGATGTAATTTGTCGCTTTTGCATTTATAAATCTTTTGTGATTTCTTTTAAAGAAGTTTTCCGAATTAAATATTTTCGATGTGCTTTTATTGCCGTTGTACCGATTAAGAAAATAAAAGCGATTAAAGAATAAGCCGGGAAAGTATGCGTTATTAATAAATCAATTACAAGCGCAATAAAAACAAGCATTATGCAAAATATAACGTGTTCTGATATTGTCATTTCTTCGAGTTGATTATATTAATTCTTGTAAACTATTTGTACATGCCCGTTTCAAAGTGCTTTCATGTCATGTTACTCAAAAAGAAAGGTTTCTTATGATTGAAAATTTAAAAGAATTGACACAAAAGCACCCGAACACAAACATTGAAATCGGACTAATTTCAGGTAAAAAAATAATCGATTGTTCTTTAAAAGAAATTAATTTTAATGATGATAATCTGTTAATAGTAATTAATGCAAACAAAGATAAATTTTTCATAAATTCAAAATATATTGAATATATTAAAATTTAGCCTTACTGTTTGCTTCCGTATAAGAGAATATATATGCTCCGGTTTCGGTTGAAATATTAATTATATTTCCGTAGCCGTTTTCTTTTGTAATCTTATTGAGTATTTCAATAAGTTCTTTTGGCGTGCATTTTTGTTCCATAAACTTCTCTTTCATGTATCTTTACAAAGGGGTTAAAAAGCGTTAAAAATCGGGTATAATGTAAATAGTCATTAAATCGAAATGCAGAAATATTACAGTGCCTACTGCGGTTTGACAAAATGTCATTCGATGATGGGGAGCTGTCCATCCGATTTAATGATTTTTTTGTATTCTCTTTACCCCTTTATCTTTTGTATAATAATAATGAACAATATCTAAATATTCATCATCACTTACTACATCAATTAAAACGATTGAATTTTTATTATTTTCAATATGCGATATAAAATGATGATAGTTTGGATTTTTTGCAGGAAGTACCATATCAGGGTTATATAATCCGCGTCCTATTATATAATTATCATCCCCTTTATTTACATCATTATGTTTTTGATTTCGTTCAAAAATTGATTTTTTTAAACGAACCTTTTTATTACCTACTCCTAATTTTTCTTGTTCTTCTTTGTTTAATTCGGGTAATATGTTATCTTTTGAGGGGTCTATTTTTACACTATTTATTTTCTTTTGTTTTTCTTCTTCTGTTGTTGTTTTTTCTTGTTCTTTAGCGGTTTCACCCCCGCCCTCGCCGAATTGTCCGTTTTCTTTTCTCGGGTGTTTGTTTTCTTCTCATTCGTCCATATTAAAAGGGTATTACGATATTTTGCTACCTCCGAACAAATCCTCTTCGGGTATGTCGACCTCTTCTTCGAGTGTATCGTAACCCGATTTTTCGTCTGCTCTTAATTTTGTTCTTACTTCGTCAGGAGCAAGCACGCCCGCATTGACATAAGTCGCATCTGTATTCGCTTCGATTTGTCTTATTTCAGCCGCTTCTTTTGCGCTCGGCGTGTCGATTTCGTCAAAAGTTATAACATAACGTTTATCGATACCGTATTCCGATTTATTGAGCAATCTGTAGTGTAATTCGAGTATAGGCTTAAAATCGCTCTCTTGAACGCTTTTAAGCAATTTCATATATTGTTTGTCTTCGTAACTTCCGGAAGATTGCCAGCCCTTCGGCGACGTTTCAAGTAAACGTGTTGCTATAACTCCCGATATAGCAGCAACAACCTGATAAGACAACATAACAACGTTGTCAAAGTCTGCAAGCGATGTATCGATTTGACCGATTTTTTGATCGGGGCGTATTGACAACCAGCCGAAGTTATTGCGTAACCACGACATAAACTTTAACTCTTTACGGCGTTCTCTGTCGAATAATAACGTATTCGGGTTAACCTCGACATAGTTTAAGCGTTTAGACATCGCAAGCATCGGGGCTTCTTTTGCCGTTTTATGTGCTGCGTATGTCTGCTCATATAGCATCTGCGGAAGCGGAATGCCGCCCCAGAAATAAGAAGGCTTTAATATATCCGACGGCGTGCCGAGCGTATTATATACACACCAGGAGTAATGCACCATTTTACCGTTCGGCAATTTAAACCAAGTCGGCTGATAAAAACGACGGCTTAAAGGGTTTATAATCGAATCCGTATCGAGTACGGGTGAAGCCCAAACGGGCTCAACAACCGACATTCCTTTATATTTACGATTTCCGACCGCATCAATATTGAACGGTTTCTCATAATCGACACCGTCGATTACAGGAATACATATACTTTGTCCAAATTTGCGCTTGTTTTCGGAAAAGTTTTTTAATATTTTTTTGATATTGAATCCGTCAACGGCATCCGAAACGTTTTTCATTTTTAGAATGTTGTTTTGCGCTTCGTCCGTTGTTTCTTCGTCGTTTGAAGATACTTTATAATCAACGGCAACGGCATCTTCGCAAGGTGCATTTATTGCCTTTTGTATTAACCAGTCTTGCGCCAGGATAGAACAATTATTAAATCCGATAAACCCTTGTTTTGCGTAATATGTAAATATTACGTCTTGCCCTGCTTTTTGCATTTCGTATACATCGTTTATCGCTTCTTGCAGGTCTGCACCGCTGCTGCCTGTATCGGAAAACTCGTCGTCAAGACTGTCAAACGCAACATTAACGGCGTTGCCGTTTAAATCGTACTGCTTAACAATAAAATCTTTCGGGGTCTTTTGAACGCTTGCGCTGTATAACGTACTTAAAGCGTTTTCGTCATACGCTTGCACCATATCGCTCATTGCTTCGGCAAGGTTAGCGATTTTCTTTTCCTCTTGCGGGGTTTTCGGTGTTGTTTTTTCTTCTTTTTTGTTTTTAAAAAAATTAAATATCATATTAAAAATTCGTCTTCGAGAGCATATCGAATGCTGTCTATTGTATGATTGTTTTTGTCGGGATAAATGCTTTTAAGGTTGCCGTCTCGGTCTTCTTCATACGAATACTCGGAAAACTCTTTATATGTGTTGGGGCAACGTTGCGGGTCAATATATATATGTGTCAGCCCTTGCAGTTTCTTTATACCGAACGAAACGCTGCCCGGTCCTTTTCTCGCCTTTTGCATCGGCAAGCCTGCATCGGAAAACTCATAAATGCTTTTCGGCTCTTCCGAATCGGCAATAATTATGCTTCCGGGTGTATGTTTCGCTTTAACTTCCGCAATCGCCGCTCGGTTGTCTATCCCGACTTTATATATTTCGTCATATATATATAAATTTCGGTGTTTGCGGTTATAATAGCATTTTACAAATACAAACGGGTCAACCGCAAAGCCCCAGTCAATCCCCTCAAATATGCGGTCAAACCGTTGTAATTCTTCTTTTGTAAATATGCGGGCTTCGACATTGTCGAATATAAGCCCTTCGGCTTTGCCGAGTTCACCCAAACCGTACACCCGCCAGAAGTTGTTATCGCCTTTTCTGCTTTCAAGTTCGTCAATTTCAGATTGCGGCAAAAATTGATTGTCTTTGTATGTCGACTTGATTAATAAGCAATTATCGGGATTATTCGGTATGATTTTATTATGTACCCAGAACGCGTTTGTCGGGTTATAATCGACAAATATCTGTTCGTGAGTACGAATAAACAGTTGTAACGCCGTTTCATACGGTATCAAGTTTGCTTCGTTAATAAATAAAATATCACGTCTCGAACCTCTTGCTTTTCCGGGGTTATCAAGCGCAATCAAATTTATTTTAGTACCGTTTTCGAACTTGATAAAATTATCGCTTCGGTTAAACATTAACTCAAAGTTTAAACCCATTTGCTCGAATACGATCGGCAAATCTCTTAAAACGCCGCGCTTTAGGTGAGGAACAGACTCGGAAGCGATATCGATTGTAACTTTGCGGCTTGTCGCAATAACGGTTAATAATTGAAGAATCGAGAATGTTTTCGAACTGGACGAACCGCCCTGATTAATAATATATCTGTACTTTTGAGAGTTGTACGCTTCAGCGTTTTTATAAAACGTTTTCGTTAGTTTTAACATTTTGTATTTGTTGAATTAAATCCGCATCGGCTTGATTAGCAACGACAATTTGCGGGGTTTTATTCGTAACCTCAAATTTTTGCGCGGGGTTTTCGCCTAATAATTGAACAACGGTGTCAAACGCTTTCGGGTCGCCTTTTATATATCTTTCAATCAGTTTAATTACGCCCGCTTCTTTTCTCGAATAAGTATTGCCGTTTTTATCTTGTATCGCAAGCGATAACCCGATTTCGAGATACTCTTTAATTTTTTTTATTTTTCGTTTTTTTTGAACCGATTTTTTGCCGCCGTTGCTTCCTCTTCTCTTTGCTTCTTCTTTGCTTAATTCGCCTTTTTTTATCGGTTTTAAATTCTCGTTGTTAGCCATTTACCAATTCCGCTTTTTTACCCGTTAAGTTTTCCCAACGTGTTATTATGACAGAGCAGTATTTTTCATCTAATTCCATTGTGTAACATTTACGGTTTAACTGCTCGCAAGCAATAAGAGTGCTACCGCTACCGCCAAAAACATCCAAAATTGTTTCATTTTCTCTTGAACTTGATTTAATTGCTCTTGAACATAACGCAATCGGTTTTGGTGTTGCGTGTCCACCTGTTTGTTTTCTCTCCTCTTGGCTTGTTTTTGGAAAGTGCCAAACATTGTTCATATTATCGTGCGTATTTTCAAAATATGACCGACCCGCATAAAAATCTTTTTTGAGTTCGTCATAATCTTTTTTGAGGAAGTCATAATCTTTTAATACTTTTTTGCCGTATTCTTTTAATGCTTCATAATTTTCTCTTGTCGGAAGTGCAAATTGTGATTTACTCCACCAATGATTAATTACTATTTTGAGTAAATGAAGAAATTTAACTTAAAATTAAAACTTCGTTTTCGACCTTATCCCCTGCAAAGCCGCATTCGTTAAGGTATCTCGGACGCTGCACTGTTGCCGATATCGTCTTATAATATGTCAGCGGAATGCCTTTTGTGTGTGTTTCGGTCGTGTTATATCGCAATTCGCTTGTTTTGTTTATGCGGTTGTCGGTCGTTAACGATAAATACGCTGCCGCTTTTTCGCCGATTAACTTTTCCGGTATTAACGCTTTTTTTAAACCTACGGCATTAACCGCTTTACGCTTTATTACGACAACATCTCTGCCGCACTCTGGGCAAACGTAATAATAAAACATCTCTTCGATAATACGCTCGTTTTTTGCCGTTCTGCGTAACGTCGGAATACGAACCTTGTAAAAGTTGATTTTATACAAATCGTCGTTTTTTGTAACGTATCTGCCACAACGGCAGGTTATTTTAAAATTGTTCAAATACCCATATCCCAAGATTATTAAATCAGAGCAAGCCGCGCCGTCGTTATGTAAATTCAGTTGCTCTCAAACAAGTTGCCCTCTTTACATTGTTATTATAACACTTTTTCGGGTGTTTGTGGTGGCGGTGTACCGCCATATTTTATAAATTGCCTAATCTTTCTGCGAGATACTCTTGCGCAAGCATTATACGGTTATCGACTTTATATAAGTCTTTCAGTGTTTTTATTTTTCTTTCGACACTGCGCAACGAATAATTAAGCGTTTCGCTTATTTCCCGATTTGTTTTGCCTGCGGCAAGCAATTGAAGAATAAGCGTCAATTCTTTATTTAAAACAATCTGCATTATTGCCCCCAAAACAGTATAAATACGGCTGCAATGTAGCCGCATAAAGAGAAAAGTAAAAATTTCAAAAGTTGCATATTATCCCCTTTAAATAGATAATACGCAAACAAACACTCACGATTTTAGTATAACATTTTTATTATTGATTGTCTATTGTACGAGAAAATCGTACAATTGAAATAATAGTTATTAACTATGATTTAATAGTTATCGGCAATCCCTCCAAAGTCCGACAATTTGTCCTATTATAATCAAGTCTTTCATATTTTCTTTAGAAATGTATTTAACCTTAAAAATCGGATCAGGGTTATCGCTTTTTACAATTATTTCGTCGACGTTATAATACAACCGTTTAACCATTATTTGACCGTCATAACAGAATACATATACCTTATCGTCTTGTATGCGTTCCCCGTCCGTCATATGCTCGACGATTAAACGGTCTTTATCATATATAAACGG